GCTTTAGCACGGCGTGCGTCTGCAGGTAGGACGAAGGACTCGGGAACGCGGTTGAAAGCTTGGATGTAGCTGTCGGCCAGCTTGAGCCAACGGGCTATGTCGGCGGCCCGCATGAGTGTTGTTGTAGCTTCTCGAAGATCCATGGTGTCAATTCCCTCTGCGGTCGCAGCCGCATTGTTGTAACGCTCCCACACTGTCTACATGTAACCACGTTGGTGCGCATACGTACTGCAGTGACCAACATCGTCATTTTGCATCCCCGTAAGTGGCCGCGATATCCCCCGCCGAGGTGGTTACAATTTCGGGCATCCACTCTGGCGGAGTCTGCATGGCTTGGTGTAGGACTTCGAGATGGGCCTCGGCATCGTTTTCCGGCACGACATAGACCAGTTCGTCGTGGACAGTCAGGGCAGGAAACCTACCCGTCTTGGCCCACACCGACAGCGCCTGCTCGGCGATCACGTCCCGGGCGATGGCCTGAACCAAGTTCTCGCACATGAGCCCGGAGTACACCTTCGAGCGGTTGCGCCCCACACCGTACATGTATTGCTTCTTGCCCGTCTCCTCATCGGTGACCTGCTCTAGCCCGGGGTAGTGCAGCGTCCTGCCGGAGGGCAGCAACACACGACCCTCGTCGTCCCCCAGCGACCTCACCAGCCCGCCCGGATCAGGGGAGAACTCGGCCCCGGTAGCCATCGACTCGATCATCTTCTGGCAGGACTTCCAGCCCTTGACGATGTCGTCGTACTTGGTCCGCCATGCCTGCGTAACTCGCAAAGCCTCGGCGTCATCCAGGTCAATCCCGCCCATCAGCTTGGCGACTTTGCGGAAAGTCGTTGCGCCCGCACCGAAACCGAGACCCAACTGGGCCACTTTGGCGAGCTGTCGCTCCTCTTTGTTGACTTGTTCCTGGGGCTTACCAAACAGCGAAGAAGCGAATTCTTTGTACAGATCCGCCTCGGGATCGGACTCGTAGAGGGCCTTCGTCGAGGGTACCCCCCACAAGTGGTGATTGACTCTTAGCTCAATACCGGATAAGTCTGACACGACGACCATGTAACCGTCGGGTGCGCGCAACGAAAGACGCAGGGCATTCGTCAATTTCGGCACGATCGTGCCGTCTTTCTGCCGGGGGATTCGCGGCAGGTTCTGCGGATACCACACCCGCCCACCCCATCTACCCGGCGTTGCTGAATGGTAAGCAAGAGGCACCGGCATGTATCCACCCATCAGGGTGGCGCAGGTCTTCATCTTGGCGAGCCGGGTCTCCAGCAGCGTGGACTTCACGCCCAGGCGGGCGGCGGTGACCATCTGCACCCGTTCGTCCGAATGTTCTAACAACGAGGTGAACTCCTCGTCGGTCTTGGCCAGGGCGTAGGTCTCCTTGCCCGTGGTCTTGCTGATCTTGCGCGGCGCGGCGACACCCAGGGACTCCAACACGGCGGCGAACTTGGCAGCGGAGGCCAGCTCCGTCTTGACCTCGTCGGTATCGATGACCCCCAGCAGCTCGGTCAGGGCCAGCAGCTGCTTCTCCTTGATCGCCTCGGCCTCGGTCAGTGTGCGCTCCAGGAGCGCGGTGTCGCACTCGAAGGTCGGGTAGCAGATCATCCGGGCCGTCATGTCAGACAGCAGCAGTTCCTTCTTCGCCCAGCGAGCCCGCTTGGCGATGTCCCTCAGATCGTCGTCGTCCCGGCTCTGGTCGGCGGTCAGCAGCTTGAACAGCATGTACGTGTTGTCCGTATCCTGCATGTTGTAGACCGCCATGTCGCAGGACTCCTGCGCCGTGAAGTCGTCGAGCCGTTTGCCCTTGGTGTTGAGCAGCACGGCGTTGTTCTTCTCGGGCAGCTTGTAATAGGTGGACAGCTTCTTCAGTGAGCCGCCGACCTCGGACTGGTGCTTGGGCTTGGACAGGCAGAGCGTGTCGATGAACAGCTTGGGGTGGCAGTCGAACACCCAGACAAGCAGGGGGAAGTCAAACTCGTTGCCGTTGTGGGCGACACAGGCTGCGTTGGCCCAGTCGATGGCCTTCAACGCAGGGCCGACCTCTTTGCCGAAATACGGCAAGGTGCCCTTGCTGCCGATCTTGATCGACACGCTGATGACCTCGAACTCGGGCGACTTGATGTATTCAATGAAACTCAGCTTGGACAGGCTGAAGTCGGTGGACCAGTAGGTCTCGAAGTCAATGGTGACGGTTATCACATAGCTTCCTTCTCGGTTGATTCAATGAGTTTGTCGAGGTAATGGCGGGCTTTGCGCAGATCATTAAGCCGATCTTCGTGGCTCATGCCCTTGTAGCGCCAGCGGGAGAGGTACTTCACGGCGTTGCCGTCCAGGTAGCCCAGGCCCCAGTCGGCGATCACGTCCCAGGTCTCGAACGTGAAACGCTTGTAGTGACTTCCTGCGACTTGGGTGTCATTGGCCGACATGCTCGGGCTCCTGATGTTGGTTACTGGTAAACGACTCATGCCATGCAGAGACCAGCGTTTGCTGCTTGGCGGCGCGCTTTCGTGCCTTGTAGCGAGCTTGTCGCTCACTTGCGGTCCAGCTTGGGCGGGAGGCGTCTCTGTTGGTGCGCGTCCGGATCTCTAGCTTGTACACCGCAATGTTGCGCCGTCCTGTCGAGGTCATATCCCAGCGGATGATCCGCACGGCGTGTTGGTTGTACAGCGCATTGATGTACTTGCGCACGGTCGCGTTGTTGAGTCCGGTCTCGTCCGCCACGTCTTGGACCGTCGCCCCTTCGAGCAGCTGGTGGATCATGATGGCGTAGACGCCCGCACCGACCTTGGTGCGGTACGCGGGGCGGAAGTCAGGGAGGTTCGGGTTGCTCATGCACGGTCCTTGTACTTGTTGTATCTCCAGGCTGTAGCCTCTGTGTCGATGCGCTGCCAGACGGCTTCGCGGTCATCGATTGACATGGCGTTCCATTGAGCCACTTCGATGTAGGTGCGCCCGCACCCCTTGCAGACGTGGTCGTACAGGGTGGTGCAGACGGCGATACACGGGCTGTCTGGGCGCGTACTCATGCCTGTCTCCTTGCGTGGACCGGCGCGATTAGGGTGCTGATCTCGACCGTGCGGGCGATGTCGTGCAGCTTGGACGGGTTGGTCTTGGCCATGAGCCGCAAGCTGATGGCGATATGGGTTTCGATGGTGGCGAAGGCGTCTATCAGCGCAGGGTCGTTGGTGGCCAGGATGTGGTTCCGGAGTCGGCCAAGATCTGCGATGACTTCCTCTGCGATGGCGGTGATGTCGGTGCGGGCTCGGGTCATTCGGGTTCTCTCTGCTGTGGCGCGGTGCAGCTGGCACAGGACCACATCCGGGTGCGCTTGTCGGTGCGCCCACCTTCATCGGGGCGAGGTCGATTACACGTAAAGCACATCTTGCGCATGGACAGCCCACCGCCCGAGGTTCCTTGTACTGCGGTCAGGTCCCGCGTCTTGCTGTAGCGCTCGATCATGTTATTTCTGGTCGTCGAAATACTTCTCGCGCAGCTCATCTCTCTGAGCCGCGATGCACGCCGGACGGGTGCAGAAGTAGCTGCACGTATGGATATCTCTGAAATACTCTTTCTCCAGGACATCCTTCGCCTTCTTGACGCCCTCCCACTCACGGGTGGTGTATGCGTCCTTAAGCAAGTCCAAAGCTTTGCTAAGGTAGGTCATGGGTTACTCCTTGCACGCACCCAGACCCAGGCTTGCACCCAGGCACCGTCATCGCCCTTCGAGACCTTGGCGTTATCGTCGACCTCGATGTTGTCGTTAGACCTGTCGGCGTACAGCTGGCGCGCTTCGTTGACAAGCTCCATGCGCTCAAGCTCTTTGAGTTTCATACCCACCTCCACAGCAATACGAGGACGACGACCACCGTTGCCGGTGCGATGACCGCGACCAGGACGTCTTCCCAGGTGTACCAACTGCGCCATCGGGGTTCGTCTTGCTCGACCTCGCACGCGGCGTGCGCTGCCTCTGGGTATCTGCCTTGCTGGTCCAGCCCTTTGGGGATGCGTGGGACTCTGTTTGTACTAACCATTTGAATCTCCGTGTTGTGCCTGCCTTGCCGATCCACACCGGGCCTCGCCGTGCCTAGCCCTGCCGACCGAACCTCACCGTGCCTCACCCCCCCGCCCCCCGCCCTGCCCCCCGCGTCGTCCGCCCCCACCCCCGCCCCGGGGGCGGCCGCCCCGGGAGCCGCCCCGCTAGGCACAAGAGGAAACCAGTGAGGGGAGCGACGGCGCCGTGCGCCACAGCATGGGCGACGGCCCGTGCACCAGCCAGAAGGCCAGAACCCCAAAACGCGCGCGCGCTCCGCTGCCGCACGCCGG